GTACGTGCTCTCTTGCAGCCGCACCAACGCACGCTTCCGACGCTCGTTCAGCCGCACACCGCTCGTCATCTTCATGTCACCCTCCTAGAGAACAAAGTCGGCACGTCCACTTGCCGTTGTAGACACAGCACACGCCGCCCTCGGCGGAAGTCTCCTTGTTGTCTTTCTCCCAGCCTTCATACTTCCAGTACGGACCGAGTCGATTCGGCTTCGTCTCGGGCTCGGATTCAGGCAACGACGGCGAGGGTGCGCCGTCCCACGGCTCTATGTGTGAACCCTTCACGTCACTCGCGTCCACGCACCCGAACGCGGGTCCGCCGTCCAGCTTGACCGGAATGCAAATCATCGGTCGCGCGGTACACCCCACCGAGAGCAGAGCGAGCAGTACAACACCCAATAGAGCGATCGGCCACAGCTTGGACATTTCACTTTGTCTCCTTGCGAACCTGGTCGGGGTCACCAACCGTTGAGCCGCACGTGTGCCCTTCGTTCGTCTTCGACATGCACAGATACCCAAGCGGCGTCATGGCGAGCATCGTCTTGCAGTACGAGCACACTTGCGTCGGCATTAACCCTTGCCGCCCGCGCTGATCTTGTCGCCGCCGCCGACGTGCTTGGTCGTATCGATCGCCGATCGATCCAGTCCGATCGAGCCGGTCTTGACCCAGCCACGCTTCACGCCGATATGGTCACCGATGCCTGGTCCGGTTCTCGGTTTCATCGCCCTACTACCTCCTTGCTGATAGGCGGACGAAGCTGAATGTCGCGACGCCACGTCTTGCCGAATCTGCGATCGACGCCGAAGAACGGCGCAGTCGGCTTCCCAGCCGCTTGCATGCCCTTGATCGAGAACTCAGTGCCGCCCGGCCATGATCCGGCCGCGATGATATTCTGGAACTGCGCTTCGACTGAGTGATGCCCGAGCACGATGTAGTCGAAGCCAGGAATGCGCGACGAGCGAAGCATTTCCTGGTAACGCGACGAGTGTCGCGACATGCCGTAGAACGGAATGCCCCACGTGCTTTGCCCGGTGTCGTCGCCGTGCACCTGAAGGAACCGCCAGCCCATGATGTCGGTCACGAGCCACCAGGTTTCGGGGATGTCCCACGAGATGTTCTTGATCGGCGACGTGCGCTCGCGGAGCCACTGATACGTGAGGTAATCGAAGTTGGACATCGGCGAGTGCTCGCCCTTCATGCCCAACCGTCCGTGATTGCCCACCGTCCCGGTGCAGTGCACGTGCTCGAACGTCTGCGCCATGCGCATCAGGAACCGCGAGAAGTTTTCCTTGCAGAACACGATTTGCTCGACGAGGTTCATGTCGATCTCGCGCTGTTGTCCACGGAAGATCGTCTCGCCTTCGACGATGTCACCGTTGAACAGGACGTTCAGCCGCTTGACGTTCACGTGGTACTTCATGATCGACTGGATCGCGTCGCCCAGGTAGTCGATCTGTCGGAGCAGAATCTCGGTGTTGAACTCACCGATGCCGCCCGTCTCTCTCGCGCTCGTCTTCGAGCCCGCTTGTACGTCGGAGATAACGAGCACAGCCTCTTCCTCGTGCATGCCGCTCGGCATCTTGATCACGGGCGGCTTGATCGCCGGTAGCTGCTTGTCCATCGCGCGCATCGCCACGATCAGCTTCTCACCGATCACTTCCCACATGGTGTCGCGGGCGGAGAGTCGGCGTACCTGAGCAGCCAAGGCTTCGCGGTCGAATTTCTCGACAAGCGTCTCGGGCGGGGTCTCGGGCGCGACGGGGGTCCGGGACTCCTGACCACGCGCCTTCGTCTCTTCGGACTGGTTGGCCCGGTACGTGCGCCGGAGCGATTCGAGCGCCGGGCTCGTGATCTCCACTCCGTACTTGTCCTTGAACTTGGCGATCAGTTCATCCTGAGTGCTCTCAGGAGCCGTGCGTTGGAACCACTTCGGGAAGCCGGGGACCCTGGACCACAGGACCTTGCCCTGACTGGACCGCGCGAGCGCCTTTGGCATAGATGCCCTCCTACCTAGTTAGGTAAACTGCTAGGAACGGTTTAGTGCGACGCGCGCAGAGCCCAGGCGATCGCTGTTGAGAGAGCCGTGCCTGCGAGAGTGGCGATCGTACCGGCGATCCATAGTGCGGCTGTCGAGACACCGCGATTGTACGAGCGTGTCTCTTTCAGAGAAGTTACGTTGTCGTCAATCTTGTCCAGGCGTTTGCTCAGCGAACCATTGAGTAAAACAAGCTGCTCACGGATCGCGGTGAAGTTGGAGCGGTCGTCCTCGACGTGAGACTTGACGTATTCGAGGAGTGTCGTGACGGGGTCCATCACTCACTCCTAAATTTTGGACTGCCGACGCACGCGACGGGAGGGCCGCTCGGAGGGAGGAGAATCCGAAACGGACTCGCGTGCATCGGCAGAGCCGTCACCGCGCAGAGCATCGCGCAGCGTTTTCTCGAATGACGTGATCACGGACAGCGCCTTGTCCACAGATTTCTCTTCGGGTCCCGGCAGAGGAGCCCCGTCCGGTCCCATGTTTCCAGGATGCTCGGGGTTCGGCTTCGCTCCGGGCTCGAAGGGCATCGCAGGCTTTCCGTCCGGGCCGATATGCTTCGGGATCGGCTGACCATCGGGTCCGATCGCGGGAGCGTTCGCGTTGTTCGACGCGCCTAGCTCCTGACCCTTGAAGTAGTACTTGTTCATCGCTTCGGCCTGACTCGGCTTTTTCGCAGGCATGCCCGGCTTCAATCCTTTCGGCGCGCCGTTCGTGGGCGCGTTGCTGTCCTGCTCCTGCTCGGGCGCAGTCGGGTCCGGTGTCGCGGGGAAGTCGCCCTCTGCCATCGTCACCGGCTGACCGTTTTCGTCTACCTTCTGCTCTGCGTTCGGGTCTACTTCCTGCTCGCCTTCGCCATTTCCATTCTCCTTGTCCTGAGGCATCTGTTCGGTCTCGTCTTCGACCGGGTCCATACCCAACTCTTCGCGCGCCTCGTTCGGCGACATGATCGCGTTCTCGACCTTCTTGATGACAGCGTCCAGTTCCTTCGCCATGTCGTCAAGCTGTAGCTCGGCCAACTTCAGCCGGAACACACCGGTATCGATACCCATGTCCCTGTCGAACAGGGTGCAGTACAACCGATCTTCGATGATCGTCTGGATCGGCTGGATCGCGCCGAATTTGTACGCGCCCAGCATCTCGTCAGCCGTTGAACCACCGAGCGAGCCTTGCTCAGCCCAACCGATGCGGTAGGGCGGTACGTTGTGAGCGATCAGCACTTCTTTCGCCAGGTCGCCACGGCGGAAGCGGAAGTGACCTTCACGAAGTAGCTCGCCCAACTTCTGCGCCGTCACTTCGGTGTCTTCGGTCCCGGCCGTCAAGAGGTTCGTGTGTCCGCGCCCAGCGTTCTCCTGCATCTGTTGGCGGACTTCGTCGCGCATCGTCTTCGCGGTGTCCATGTCGGTCGCCTTGAAGTGCACGAGGTAGTCGGTCTGACCGCCGCTCGCGAACCAACTGACGTTGAATTCACGAATGGCAGTCAACTCGGCAATCGTCGGCACCGCCGCGATCCAACGCGGGATACCATACCACAGCGAGCGCGGCGTGTACGCCTTGAAGATGATGAACTCGGACGCCAGTACTTCGGGGTCCTGAATCGCAGCGAGTGCCTTCATGTCGTTCACATTCTTCCAGTCGTACACCTGACCGGTCTCGGCGTTGACTTCGCACTTCGCGCCGAACGTCTTGAAGAACCGCACGCGACCCGCTCGAATCTGAACCCAGCGGCGCGGATCGATCGTAGCGCGAATCGTGAACGACGGGATCGGATAGATCGCACCGATCGGAGCGTACTGGCCCGGTGACCACTGATCCATCATTCGCACGGTTTCCCACACACCCCAGCCGATCGCGTCCATCTCCCACGCGGCTTGGTACAGCATCTCGCCGAACGTCATGTTGGGCGTGAGTACTTCCATGCCCATCTTCAGCTTGTCGGGTAGCTCGGACTTCATGAGCGCCTTGTCAGCCTTCTTGCCGTCGCGAGGCTCGAATGCCCAGCCTCGGCCACACGCGTCGAACGCCTTCGCCATGAGACAGCCCGAGTGCAGTGTGTTCTCTTCGGTGAGGTTGAGCAGGCGATCCGGAGGAAGCGGCGGTTCGAGTGCGATGCCCTGCGAGTACAGACCCTCGAACGGGTCCTTCAACTGACGCGTAGCGGGATAGTCGGGTGCGGACTTCTGTACGTTCACAGCGAAGTCGTTCTTGCCGCCCCAATTGGTGATGCGTGGACCTTCGGCCTTGTACGCGCCCGTGAGCATGCGGAACGTGGTATCAGATGCAGGAGAGTTTAGCTCCAAGCGTCCGCCTTGCTCACCCGCGTACTTCTCCACACGAGTAGCGCGTCGTTCACCCGTCGATTTCTTCACGTCGGAGTACAGCCAGGTATCCCGTCCAGCCTTGCGAGCCATGAATCCCCCCGTGATTCTATTGTACCATTCGAGTGTTGCAGCCACCTGTGCGTCCACGGCCGCGCTTTGGCTTATGGTGATCGCCCGGTGGCCCGACGATCATGCGCTCCTAGTTGTAGCTCGACAGTACCCGAGTGACTGTCACCCAATCCTTCTTCGTGGGGAGCGGTTGACCCTGCATCGTGAGCATGATGGCTTCCATCTGACCGCACGCCACTACGTCCATCTCAATCGAGTACGTCATCGTAACGTGGTCCTTGCACTCGTCCGTGCACTTCTTCTCGATCTTCATGTCGTGAAGCTGAAACGTCCGAAAGTCGTTGCCCCATTCGTCCTTGCGCGGGGGTCGCTTCTCGCCGAACTTCTCTTCGCCTTCGTGTGCCATTAGTCCCTCGCTTTCCGCTTGGCGTCGTTCGCCAGCAAGTCCATCATCGCCCCGACAGCCTCGAACATGCCGGGGTTGTGAATGAATGCCGTCGCGAGCGCCTGGACGATCAGCCCTCGGGGTCCGAGAGTCCGCCACAGCGTGCTCTTGTCCAGGTCGTTCAACTCGGCGACAGCGAACAGTGTGCGCACTGCCTCGCGCTTGTGTGCCGGGTCCGAGTACACGCCCGGTCCGCCCTCCGTTGGTTGCTCCACCACGAAGTACGGTGTCATGATGTCCGGCCTCGGGGACTGTTCTTCAGCCGCCATGACGAGCCGCGTTGTGGCTGTTGAACATCGCCTTGATGTCGGTTGCGTTCGTCGCCCGGTACCGCGTCCCGCAGCACGTGAAGCTGAACTGATCGGACACCGGGACAGCGTTCGCGGCGACTTTCTCCCACGCGTACTCGTACCGCTTCGGCTCGATGCGTGGTGCGCTCTCTTCGTCGAACTCTTCGTTGAACTCCATCTCGGGCGGTACGTCAGTCATCATTCGGCCCTCCTTCTAGTGGGATGCCTTCTAGGTCTTCTTTCCTAGTTAGGTAAATCTCCTGTTCCTCGTCTGTCATCGCCTCGGCCGCTTCGATCGCGTGATTCAGATTCAACTCGTCCAGATACGCCTCGACGTGACGAGGCTTCGGCGCAATCGCGATCTCCTGCTCTGGACTGTACCGGCGTTTCTTGCCGGGATTGCGCTCGCGAGTCGGGTTGTAGTTCTTCACGACTCGCTCGGGGCCTCGGGCTCTGCGATCGTAGCCTCACTTGTTTCCAGGACTGAAGCGGTGACAGAGACAGGCTCCGGCAGGGTCGCGGGTTCACTCGCGACCGGGTTGGGAGTCTCGCTGGCAGGCGCTTCCCAATCTCCGCTCGCCCCGGCCCCACCGGATGCTCCGCCCTTGCCCACGAACACTTCCGTGCTCTCACCCTCAGGCTTCGCGTAGTCCCAGCCGATGAATACGGTCGGCACTACCACGTCAGCTTCGTGCGTCTCGGGCTCTTCCTCGTGCTTCGGCACGTAGAGCACACGTGGCGAACGTGGTCCCTCGGCCGGTCGATCCACGAGCGGCATGTTGGACAACATCCTCTCGATCAGACGTTGCCGACGCCGACGCTTGATCGCGTCGATCAGCTTACGCACACCGAACGCCGCCACTGAAAGCAGCCCGAAGAACCCTCCGAGCACGAACACGAGAGTCATCAGTACGTTACTTGCGTCCATGTCGTCTCCCCTTTCGATCGAACATGTAGTAGGCCAGGATCAGCCAACCTCCCGGAGCGATCGCGATGATCAGCCACATGTACCACGGCACGTCGTCGAGCCGCAGTCCGCGAGCGATCCGCTTAGCTTGCGCGTGTCGTATCAGTCGCCGCAAGTTCCGCTTGCCTCTTCTCGGCCATCTCGATCATTGCGGCTCTGAGCATCCCTTGCATCTTGTCGAACGGCACCCGCGTGCTTTTACGGGTTCGGCGGGCGTTCGTCTTCACGCCGCGTGCTCCGATCGCCTTGCGGGCCAGCTTCTTCGCCTCGTACTTCTTCGAGCGGGTCTCGGTCTCGAAGAACGGCACCCGGACGGCGCGCTTGCGTGGCAGGCCCTTGGCTCCGACTTGACTCCGCTTCTTGCGGCTCCGGCTTGCTGGTCCGGGGTTGAACTCTCGGGTACGCTTGCCCGTGAGCATCACTCACCCTCGTGAAAGTAAGCCTGACGAACGGCTTCTTTCTTCTCTTCGGCCAGGTCACGCTCGACGATGCTGCTTTTCCGGATACGCGGGGGGAATGTGTGAATGCAGGATAACAGGCTCGGCATCGCTGCTCGGCACTCGTCGCACACTAGCTTTTTGTCCATGTGTTGTGCCCTCCCTACCTAGTTAGGTAAACCCTAACGTCGCCAAGTTACAGCGAATGGCAGGGACATCACGAGCGCGCGGGCTCGTTCACTCGGGTCCGAGACGAGCAGGCCCATCGAGAGCAGGAAGTCAAGTCCGTTGCGATCGACCATGCGGAACATAGGGTTCGGCCCGAGCGCGGTCTTCATCGTCTGCGCGACAGCGGCTCGCCGCTCGGCTAGCTCGGGCGCGCGTCCGAATGACTCGACACGCTCTACTTGCGTCTCACTCGTCCGACTGCGCGGCACGTTGCGCAGACTCGAAGTCCGCTCTTCGACCGTGGATTCACCTTTCGCCATTTATGACTCCCCCGGAGTTTGCAAATCAGGCGTTTCGGTCTCATTGATCTCTCCCCTCAGTAGGTCCGCTAGGCGACGATTCACCGCACCCTCGCTCTCGCTTGTGCCACCGATGTAGGGCGCACCCTCAGGGTACGCGGTTGCGTCGGCATCGCCATCAGGAAGTCCGCTGTGCCCGTTGTTCCCACAGTACTGCGCGCGTACAAAGTCTTTCGTCAGGTCCAGAGTCTCGATCGGCTCGCACAGCGGGCACCACGGTCGGCTAAGGTCCTTCGTGTCCGGGATGCGATCTTCCTTACCCGCTGACGGGTAGAACACCGACATCGTATCGTTCGGATCGTTAGGCATCCGGCGTCTGCTCCGTGCCCGGATCGCGCAGCCGGGTGACCTTGCGACGATTGCACTCCGCTCGGCACTCTTCGCACATGGTCCTGATCCAGCCGCGCCCGCCCGTCGTCCCTGGCTTGCCACAGTCTTCACAGATTTTCCCGGACAGAGATTCGATCGCCGACATGTACCCGTCAGCGTAGCCGGGGTCGTTGTCGCAATAGTGGTACATGCGCAGCGTGCCGAACTTCTCCTTCACCTGTGTGACCACGAGACTTCCCAGGAACCGACCCTGGTGATGCTTCTGGTCCCACTCGATGCGATCGAACACAGCATTGATAAGCACGTGCCAGCCCTTGCCGACTGAGTCGAGCGCCATCTTGCGATCGTACCCGTGCACACCCTTGGCTCGCTCGTACACCACGTACCCAGGCCCGATCGGCGAGCCCATGTTCACGCGGTCATCGGAGAGCACCACCTGAGCCGCGAGCGGAATGGTCGTGCTACCACCAAGCACAACACTCAGCCCACACACCGGGCACACGCCTGCGGTGTTGAACTCGCACCTGTGCACGTGATTCAGCACGTCATCGTACATTTCGTCGCTCACGTTCCGCTCTCCTTTCGGCCGTGTACCGCTTGCGCTCGGCCTCGACGATCAGGAGCCGTCTGAGTGCGGTGTTCATGCGTAGCTGTTCCATCGCACAGCACCGCAGCCCTCTACCTTGCATTGCTCCAACCACTCACTCGCACCCCACGAGAACGAGAATGTGCCGGGCACTTTCTCCCACTCGTGCACACCCCACGTGTCGTGCAGGTTCGTGAGCCAACGCCAGAAGCGTCTCATATCTTGCTGTGCCTCGGCACCCACTCACCGTCCACGTTACGGATGAAGTCGCCGAACACGTTGGGGTAGCGTGCGTGGAGAATGTGCCCGACCTTGTCGAACACCAGCCTGATCTCTTCCTCGGCGGCTTTGCTCGTCCGCAGTTCCAACACATGGCGCAGCGTGCGGAGGTTCGCCGTCCACAGAATGCTCGTCGCGATGCCGTCCGGCAGGAACCGTCGCAGCGCGCTCGTCATCAGCTTCTTGTAGCCGAACCCGGACTCGGGCGAATCGAGCGCGAGCCGCTTACGCGCGTAGTCCTGAAATGCTTCCAGTGAAAGCATCAGCCCCGTCACCCGTGCGCTGATTTCCGCATCGCCCTTCAACGACTCAGGAAACCAGAACGGGATGTCGTCGTTGCGGACGTACCGCATGCTCTCCTGCGAGATGCCGACACCCACGCGGTGCCGCACTAGCTCGTGCGTGAACACACGAGACACGTTCGCGAAGACGAAGGACACCGTCGCGTGCTCGAACACCGAGCCGTGCCCTTGCTTGACGATGTTGTTCAGGTACTCGTCGTTGCCCTCGCGGACCTTCGTCACGTTGGGGTTCAGGCCCGGCTTGAAGGATCGATAGCACAGACGGCCCGCGAACTCCACCAACCGCTCGGCGTCCGTGATGTTCGGGCTCGTGCGCCAGTCCGACGCGCCAATCGAGCCAAGGTAGCTCTGAAACCCGTCGTAGTGGATCGCGGTCTCGGCGATCAGGTACACTTCCGGCTGAACGCTTCTCATGGCATTCCTCCCGCGCCTGGTCCGCGCTCGATCTTCGCTGTGCGCAACCCTTCGACGATGCTTCGAGTCACAGCCTTCGGCGCGATCAGGTCACGCTCGCAATCACAATCGTTCGGCCCAATGTGCTCGCACTGATCCTCGGGCAGGTACAACGCCGTGTTCTTGCACCGAGTGATTAGCTCGGGGATGTCGTACAGAACGTCGTTCGCGAACTTGTACATCACGTCCCACCGCGAGTCAGGCCCCGGCTCTTCGGGGAGCAGGATGAACGTCGTCTTTCCCTGACCAACCATGTACCCCAACTCTAGATGGCCCGACTTGCCCGCTGGCATCACGAGCACACCAATGTGCGCGCGGTCCAGGTGGCTCTTATCGTATTCGTACACGTGCTGAGCGGGGTAGCCCTTCAGCGCTTCGGAGTAGGACTTGCCCCGCGCCTTCTCGTACCGCTGCCAGTAGTCGTCGGCCTCAGGTCCGGCCGCGTACCAGTCGTCGAACACGTCGAACCCTTCGGCCCGTAGCTGCTTCGCGATCTCCGGGACGCGGGGGTTGCGCAACGATCCGATCAGATAGACAGTCAGCATGTGGTTCTCCTACCTAGTTAGGTAAACCCCTACAACGCAACCGGATACTCGTCCACGAACAGCCCGGCCTCGCGGTAGAGGTTCGCGGCCCGGATCAGGTCAGGCCCCCACCGGTCCAGCTTGTCAGACGGGCAGGCCGGAAAGACCACTCGCTTGATGCCCGCCGTGATCATCAGGGACGCACAGACTGTGCAGGAACCGAACGGCCAGGTGTAGAGCGTCGCGCCTCGAACGTCGGCCCGAGCCCGGAGCGCCGCGTTCCGTTCACAATGCACGATGATCGCGTACTTCGTCTCGCGATCGTTCAGCCGCTCCGGCGTGTCGGCGATGCCAGCCGGGAACCCATTGTACCCGACCGAGAGGACCACGTTGTCCGGCGACGTGATCACCGCACCCGTCTTCGTGCTTGGGTCCTTCGACCACTGCGCCACGTACTTCGCCATGTCCAGGAAGCGAAGGTCCCACTTCTCGCGTCGTCCGTTGTATCCGATCATACTCACCGCTTCTTCCTCCCCTGTAGTAGGTTGTTCAACTCGCGTTGCCCCTCTTCGGTTGACTTCCACTTGCGCGGCTGTAGCTCGGACGGCAGGCCCTCGTTCGTCGGGCACCATGCGGTCGGGATCATCTGAGTGACGATGCCGTCCGGGTCCAACTCGAACGAGGTTGCGACGAAGCTGTTGCGCCCTCCGCACTCGCCGCACACACGAACCTCGTTCGTGATCGGCTTCTTCTCGTCAGGCTTCAGTAGCTCGACGTTGCACCAGGCGCACTTCGTCATGGCTTCGGCTGTTCGTATACCGCTTTGACAGTGCGGTGCGCGGCGTACACTGCGACCGGAGCCTCAGCCTCGTCGAGGATCGTGAGCCAATCGTCGGTCAGCGCAATCGCGAAATTGCCAGGGTACTCTTCGCGTCCGCCGCCCATCAGGGTGACCACCAGTTTCGTCATTTCAGGTACCTCATACACTCCACGAGATTTTCGCCGCCTATGACGCAGATCGCTTGCGACAGAGTGCGCAAGATACGCCACAGGGATGCGAGGACGAATCCTGACACAGCGACGTTGGTGGCGAGGATGATCCAAACGGCCACCGGTATGTCCGACAGCGCTCGCACCAGTGCGCTCCAAGCACGTCGTCCGCGACCCTCACGGGACGGTGCAGGAGTCGGCACAGGATTGAGAACACGTCCACGCCAACTCAACGCTTGACCCCCGGCCGCTTCGCCGGGACGATCTTCACGAACTTGCACGTGTGGCCCGGCGTGTTGGCTGAGACACAGATGCGGTTCGATCGCGGGCTCTTCCGGCCGCACGCGATGAACTCTCGCACCGTGGCTTGCTGTGTCCCGATCACCCGGCCGTCGCGCTCGATCGTCGTCACGGCAATGTGCGCCTCGGCCAGCTTCTTCAGGAGGATCGCCCAGCCGTCTTCGCGAGTGTGTCCGTTCACGGAGCCGGTCGCAATCTGCTCCCGGTTGACGTACACCGCATAGTGGTAGTCCGAGACCGGGGCCAGGTCGCTCACGTTCCAAATCTGGACTGTCAGCATAGGCTTGTCCCTCCTACCTAGTTAGGTAAACTACTCACCCCTCGGATCGCGCCACACCTGCTCGCGGTGCCAGGGGAGGGTTGACTTGGTCACGCTCGTTACGCTGGCCTCGCTCCGGACGTTCATCCGCTTCATGAACCACACGAGCGCCTGAGTCATCGAGTCTACCTGGTCGTCGTACGCGCCACGTGGGAATTCGGTGCACTCCTGAATGAAATCCTCCACCCACGGAGCCCGCATGGGAAGATAGATGTTGCCCGCCTCCCAAAACGGTTCGATAGCCTGTGCCCGCGCTTCCTTACCGCCCTCAGGCTCGACCGGCTTGAACCCCGGCACCTTGTGCTTCAGGTCGTCGATCACCGCTGGCCCGTTCGCCTTGTCTTCGACGAGGATGCGCGTGATCTTGCCCTGATACTTCGCCGCACACGCCTGGATCGCTTTCTTCGTCGCCGAGAACGCCATGCGATCGCGCACCAGGTGGAGCAGGTAGAAGTCCGCCCCGAACCGGAGCCATGCCGTGCCTACGACGTAGTCGCTGTCGTCCAGGTCCTTGAACGCACAGTCCCATGACCAACACTGGTCGTCGAACTTCTTTTCGAGCAGGATGCTCGGCGGTAGGTCGTAGAACTGAATCTGCGCCCGCTTGAACATCCCACCTTCGCGCGGTGTCGGCCGTTGCTGTAACTGAGCCGCCGATGCGTGCGAGCCCAGCCGCTTCTTCAGCTTCGCGGTCTCTTCAGCCGTGTACCGCTCTTTCCACAGTAGCTCGCCGTCTTCGCTGCGCGGGTCCGTGGTCTCCGGCGCGAACTGGACACCGCTCGGCACCGAGACGTACGTTGCGCCCTTCTCGAACTCCATCGGCAGGTTCAGGTGCACGTAGTCGCCTTGGAGCAGGATGTTGCCCGACAGGTCGGCGAAGTGTGCTCGCTGTGCGATTACGAGACGCCGAACCGTGCGCGGGTCGTTGCCTCGGGTGGACATGACTTCGTTCCACCACCGGACCGCGCCCTCTCGAACGATGTCCGACTCGACGGTCTGTACGCTGTGCGGGTCGTCGCAGACGATGATGTCTCCGCCCTCACCCGTGTTCGCGCCACCGACTGACGTGGCGAGCCGGTAGCCCTTGAAGCTATTCTCGAAGCGGCTCTTCTCGTTCTGGTCCTTCGCGATCGTGAACCGGTCGCTCCATCGCGACTGATACCAGTTGGACTCGATCAGTTGGCGCGTCGCGAGCGAGTCGCGGATGGCGAGGTTCGCGGCGTACGACGAGTAGAGCAGCTTGACTCGCGGGTCCTGAAGCCACACCCACGCGGGGAACATCACGGAGCAGATGGACGATTTGCCGAACCGTGGCGGAATGTTGATCAGTAGGTCGCGAATCTGACCCCGGTAGAGCGCAGTCAGATGTTCAGCGATCGCACCAATGTGCCAGTTGTATTGGAAGAGTGACGGGACTGCGGTAGGCCACGCGTCCTCGATGAAGCACCGGAGAGACTTACTGTCGATCTCGGCCAGTGCTTCAGTCTCGTCACCCCTCCCCAGGATAGCAGGGGTGATCTTCATGATTATATTGTACCGCGAAGGGTTTAGGTCAGCCGGTGCGGGTCCTTGTACGGGTCTTCGGTGAACCGGATGCGCCGCTGCTCGGGTAGCTTGATCGTCTCGTGAAACGGGGACAGCGGCGTCTTCGGGTCGAACAGGTGAGCGCCCATCTCTTCGCCCGGCCGCAAAGCATTCCACGTCAGCTTGAACACCAGCTTGTTCGGATCGCCCGGCCCCGAGTGCTTCGCCCTCACGCCCCTGTGCTTGGCGATCGCTTCGGCCATGCCCTGCGATCGACTGATGCCCGCGTCACAATGCACCACGATGTCAGCATGCGGCCAGGCCCGCACGAACGCCGCCACCTGAGCCGCCTGCTCGGGCGAGTACAGCGCGGTGTGCGCTCGCTCCCGGTCCGTGAGCCCGATCGGCCAGGTGTCCAGGTCGTGGAACCGCAGGCGCAGCACGTCAAGCCGGAACTCGTCAGGGAGTAGTGCCGCGCTCGACGCGTCTTCCATGTAGCCCTGAATCTCGTGCGGCTTCGGCCTCGGTGGAGTCGAAATGCTGATCAGCACGTACGGGTCGGACAGGTCCAGCCCGAACTCCACCATGTACCGCGAGAACGTGTAGACTCTCACCGCGCTTTCGCCTTTCTGCGTGCAGGCACCAGTCGTTGAACCGCCCATAGCTTCTCGTCACCGATCGGTGTGCCAGCGCATGGTGCCCACGCCTTGATCGCTGTCCGCATTGCCTTTGCCGCCGATCTCTTCGTGCGCCACACCGTAGCCGACTTGTACGCGAACGTGTTGAACAGCCGTCCGCGCTCTGCGGCTTGGAGTCTCGACGGCGAGTACTCCCGCATCGGTCTGCCCTGCCAGGTTACGATGAACATTATGCCATGAACCTCGCGACGAGCGCACCGATCGCCACAGCGAACAGTGGTCTGGTGAAGATGATGGCGAGATTCTGCCCCATCGAACGCTTCTCGGTCGCCGCGTCCTCGTACGTCAGCATGCGCGTCAGCATGCAGAGCCCGATCGCCTGCGCGATGCCGATTGGCCGGACCCCGAGCGGATACACGAACCAATACCACAGGTGCATCAGCGCCCAGCCGTTAAGAATCGACGCGATCACCATGAGCGCGAGCCCGCCCGTGACCGCAAGTGCGAGAACTCCACCGATCTTCCCCCGGTCTTTCATGTGCAGCCCCTTTCAGTGAGAAGTTTGAGATACTGCCCGCTCACGCTGAGCACAAGGATCGACAGCCATATCAGGAGCAGGATCAGGATGCCCCACTCAGGACTTTCCTTCTCTTGCTGCGTCACAACGCTTGCTCGATCGCGTTCGCGAGCGACCGTGCGTCGTCGCTCAGGTCATTCTTGTCCACCGCTGCGATCTCGTCGAACAACTCGGGCTCGATCGCGCCCCAGGCGTCGTCGTTCAGCGCCTCGTACATCTTGCGCGCGAACTCTCGAACCTTGCCCCAATCCTTGGTCATGCCCTGCCACTCGTCG